TTTTATATCAGAAACTCAAAAGCTTTATCCTAATATAAGTGAAAAAGATATTATGGATAGTATATTAGGTGTAATTACATCTGGAAAAGCTCAGATAGGTGATGAAACTATTGTTGGTTATGAAGCTGCTACTAGCTTAACAAATAGCCAAGAAAATGTTTGTGTTGGTAGTGATTCTGCTGATGAAATGACAACTGGTCGTTACAATACTTTTGTCGGTAACAACTCTGGTCACAACATGGAGACTGGACAACACAATGTATTTCTTGGTCATGCGACTTCTGCGTATGATGCTGATGCTGAGAAGCAAATCGTTATAGGTACTGATCTTACAAGTTTAGGTGATTGGTATATTACCTTGGGAAGAAATGGAGACGTAGTTAGCAACCAATTTAATAGTAATGCAACTTGGACTCGTAACTCTGATGAAAGAATGAAGAAGGATATACTAACAAATACAAGTCTTGGATTAGATTTTATTAATGAGTTAAGAACCGTTACTTATAAATGGAAAGCACCTTCAGAATTACCTAAGACGTTTTTAGGGTATAATGAAGCGGTTACTGAACCAAGTCATGCAAATAAAATGTATGGTTTTGTTGCACAAGAAGTTAAAGCAGCTTTAGATAAATGTAACATCACTGATTTTAACGGTTGGACTGAAAATAAAAACGGTGAGCAAGGTATTTCATATGAAATGTTTGTTATGCCATTAGTTAAAGCAGTACAAGAACTATCAGCAAAAGTCACAGCCCTCGAAGCAGGGTAAACTAAAAGTAACCTAATTTTTTATCATGGAAGAAAAAACCGCAGATGAAATCGCAGCAATCTTCTCTGCTGCTGGTGATAGCGTAACTGTTATTAACACCTCTAAGGAATCAAATGAAACTGATGATGACTACAAAGATAAGATCAAGCGTAATGTAGAACATCTTGAAATTATCAAAGCCTACAAGAAACTTGATGGAACTACATCTATCTGGACATCCGAATCGTTTACAGCTATAGATAAAGCTATTACTGATGGTAAAAAAATCTATTCCTAACTAATTATGGCATTAACAAAAATAGATGATAGAGGTTTAAAGACTCCTATCGACCTTCAAGATAACGAACAGATCCGCTTGGGAACAGGGAATGATTTTAAGCTGTATCACGATGGCAGTCATACTTATTTTGACAACGATACAGGGCATATTACTGCTACTACAGCTCAGTTTAATATAAATAATTTTGATAATAGTGAAAACTGCGCCACATTTGTTGGTAATGGAGCTGTTAATTTATTCTACGATGGAACTAAAAGGCTTGAAACAAAGTCAGATGGAGCTAGGTTTACAGGTCATTTATACTGTAATGATAACGAGAAGTTACGTCTTGGAACTGGACATGATCTGGAAATTTATCACGATGGAAGCAATTCGTATATTAAAGATAGTGGAACTGGTGGTTTACTTGTAAACAGTAGTGGGTTTGATATTTTAAATGCTGCTGATAATGAGTTTATGGGTAGGTTTATACAAGATGGATCAGTAGAACTCTACGAGAATGGAACTAAAGTTGCTGAAACAACTGCGGGAGGTTGGAATGTAGAAGGCGTTACATATAGTAATGGCTTAGACATGGATGATAACCATAAAATATTACTTGGAACAGGCGATGATTTACAAATTTATCACGATGGAAGCAATAGCATCATTGAAGATACAGGAACAGGTCAGTTAAGATTATGTGGAGATAATGCTGTTGTATTAAGAAAAACACCTACTGGTGATGTTTATGCTCTAGGTAATGCAGACGGAAGTTTTGAACTTTTTTACGACAACAGTAAAAGACTTCAGACAGAAGCTTGGGGTGCACGAATATTTGCTACTGGTCAAGATACCAGATTAGTTATACAAGGTGAAGAAAACCGTAGTTGTGACCTTACTCTTCAATGTGATGATGGAGATGATTATCCTGATTACACTCGATTTCATAAGAATAAAGATACTGGTAAATTACATATACAAAACTATGCAAGTGGTAGTTGGGAAGATAACATAGTTCTTAATAATGACGGAGCCGTAGAGTTATATCATGATAATGGTTTAAAATGCCTTACAGGTGGTGACGGACTATATTTCCCTCATCATGGAACTCTTCATGACAAAGCTATACATTTTGAAACCGCACAAAGTAGCGGTGACTACGGCACTTTATTCGGTGTAACTAACTATCCTGATGCAACTAATTATACTGGCCAAGGTGTTGGTCATTGGGCAAGAATACAAGCTAAAGGTGGTTGCGTAGTCGTTATTAATAGTGATGCAAGCAGTAAAAACGATGGTAGAAATAATTTTGACCATTTTTCTATATATCAAAAAGCTGGAGAGAGTACAAATGGTAAAAGACTATTTTCAGTAGATGGTGAAGGTCGTGCACAGTTTGGTAGAGCTGGTATCGTAATAGATAACTCTTGGGATGGACAACCTTGTATCCTTGTACAGAGAAACAACAACATAGATACAGACAATACAGATAATAGTGCATACTTTAGAATCCATGGTGGTGGGGATACTCACGAATATTGGACAGGTGGAACTGGAGGAGCTGACTTTTCGGCTAACCTCTTAATTGATGGTACTACTTATGGAACATCTGATAGAAGAGCTAAAACTGATATTATTGATTGCCCTTATGGATTAGATGTAGTAAATAAATTGCAGCCACGCAAATTTCAACTTGTTAACTCAGTATTAGAACCACAAGGAGATGGTAATATTAACCTTGGTTTTATTGCACAAGAAATAAAAGAACATATACCAGAATGTGTCAACTATCTTGGAGATGAAGCTAACACACCAAATGAAAAAGGTTGGGCTAGAGCCTATGCTTTAGATATAAGTGAAGTCATACCTGTATTAACAAAAGCGATACAAGAGTTATCAACACAAGTAAAAACATTACAAACCAAAGTTGCAGCATTAGAAGCAACTTAGTAAAATTGGTTAATTCAAAATAATTTATGACTAAACCGACAGACCAAGAACTGCAAGCTGAACTACAAGAGGTAGTTAAAAAGCACAACGATGCCATTGAAATTCAAAACCAATGTAAAACTAGGTTTACTGAAATCCAGGCAATTTTAAAAGATAGACAAGAAGAATCTAACGAAGATCCAACTATTAATTAAACCATGAGAAAAATTATTGACAGTATTGCTATTGCTTCAGGCGTTGGAGTTATAGCAATTATTGGTGGCGGGGCGTATGGCTTTTTCTGGTTCCAAGGAAACAAAGATGCCTTAATGGAAAAAGCAATTCAACAGGTAACAAAATCAATAAAACTACCTGCACTTTCAAGTCCAGCTTTACCTACAAGTCCTGTAAAAAAATCACCTTTATCTTTTTAGTTTGATGAAACTTGAAATGGGAAAAGAGTTTGTCAAAGAACAAATGGAGAGAGTTCAGCGAATGCAAAACCTATATGTCCTGGATGGTCGTCACAGAAGCGATCATCCTCAACATGGACTTTTTACTGGACTAGCAGAAAAAGCTGAGGAATTAGAATCTGAACTTTCTGAGTAATGGACTGCTGGCATTGTAAGACTGAATTAATTTGGGGTGGAGATCATAGTTTAAATGAAGAAGATCATCCATCATCTTCTGCTGAATATAGTATGGTAACTAATCTTTCCTGTCCCAAATGTCATTCTTTTGTGGAAGTCTATTTACCAAGAGATGCCTACGACTAAATTACATTTTGGAATTGCAACTATAGGTTACTTTGCAGCAGCACTCCTAACAGGAGGAATGATATTTTTAGGCACTAGTTATCGCAGAGTTGCTCAGACTAATGAAGCACTATCGGCAGATATACAGTTACTTGTTGAGGCTTATTTAACAAGTGATAAAGATTGCTATTTGTTAGCACCAAAACCAAAGGATTGGCTTATATGGGAAGAGATGCCACACAAAATCCAATAAGCTAATTATTATGCCTACGACTGACAAGATAAAACAAATACAAATACAACCTATTAATCATCCTCTTATAAGGGTATGGCAAATAGAACCGCCTAGATCTTTAAATATTCAACAACCTGTAACGCTTCAATTAGGCTTTCCTGTTATAGATATGCCTGGATGTATTGAAACAAGGAAGAATAATAGGGAGAATAGTGCATTAGTAAAAAACGACCCAAAAGGAAATGTTGTCTTATGCCAAGCGCAGTATCCAAGCTACAACGCAATGGATTACACGCCAGAAGAACTTGTATATCCACCAGAGGGCAATACACAAAGATACCCGCAACCTGAAATTCCAGCATCTGACCCGCCTCCCGCCAAGAAAATCGAGGATTGCCCGCCACCTGGCGCAGCGGAAATCGGAACTAAAATCGAAGATGGAAGGAAAGAAATAACTGCATATCAATTAATTGGTAATAGATGTATTACTCAATATAAAAAACTAACAACAACACAACAAATCATCAATGCAATCCCAACTGCTCCTCAAATCGTTAGTACTACTGGGATTACTCTTATTGCTACAAGCTCGGCTCTTGCTGCTCCTTTCCTCTTAAAAGCAGTTAAGCCCATCGTTAAGCAAATTATTAATAAGATTAAAAAGAAACTTGGTAAATCTGTTAGACCATTAACTTTATCTGAGAAAAGAACTAACGCTTATCGAGAGAAGAAGGGTTTACCACCTCTAAAGGTTTGATTGTATGTCGATGAGGTAATACTTGACCCATCTTTGCTTTTACAACAACGTCTTTACATATATTTCTATAAGGAGAATCAGCTGCAAATTCGATACCAGCAAGCATAAGCTCACCACAATTCTTAAGTCTGGTAATTTCAAAGTCTAATCTTTTAAAGTTTACTAATTCCTGTTGTAAAGCAAGTTGTTTATCTACAGCAGACTTACATCTTCGTTGTAATGAGTTGTCTAATGGGATTGAAAAGTTAGCAGATATTCCAAAGTTCAAAGCATAATTATCTTTTTGCCCAGTACGAGTAGCGACATAATGACTTAGACTTCCATCATCATTATATGAAGGTGCATTATACCAGTATTCTCTAGGAGTGGAGTAAGTATGACTATCTGTTACGAAAGGAGAGATAGTTAACATCGGCCCCTGACAAATAATATTGCCTCCGTAATGATTTGTAACACTATTTCCAGGAAGATTTTGGATTCCCATATTGGTTACACTTCCACTACTATTAGCTACAGGGGCTGCTGTGGAACTGGTCTGCGCCATAGCACTCCCTCCATATAAGAGAGCTATTGCGAGAATACCGAGGTAGTTTCTGTAACGGACTCTACATTTGTTGTCCGATTTATAGTCGTCACATTGGAAAGACCTGGCCCTCGATACGTTTCTGCGTACTGAAATGGCTGCCCTCCGTTTGTAATTGTGACGTTTGGCCTTGAATTTAGATCTAAGCCAGTCCATGAGTGTGATGTTCCATTAATAGTTCCTGTTACATTGCTACTATCTGGTGAAATTGTTGATCCACTTATTGTTAAATTTGACCCATTAAGCGTATATTGATGCCCTGTATTGTAATCGTGAGACACAATACTCTCCGTTACTACTGATGTAGTTCTTGTAGTGGATTGCATTGTACCGCTAGTAAAATTTGGCACTACAGGAACACTATAAACAGGAGAACTTATCAATAGTAATAGAGGCAAAAACCGCTTCATTACTTAATACTTATAGCACTCTCTACACTTCCAATCGCAGAAGTTCCTGCTCCACCTGCGGTTAATGTCAGTACACCTTGGCTAGTAATTGTACCCGCTAATGAGTCTTTTGTACCCGCAGCAGTAGAAGTTATATTACCAAAATTCCCTACAGCCCCTACCGAGGGAGCTGAAGTAGGGACTGCATCCGCTTGAGTATAACTTTGGGAAAAGGAAAATGCTGCCCCTGCGTTATCTTGCGTTGCAGCAATCGTTCCAGGCGAATAAACGCCACTCGTAATTGTCCCTGCCGAGACAGTTCCCGCAGTCGTGCCATCTGTTGTGTCTATATTTGAACCTGCTACTGAGAAACTAGACCCGATCCGTTGAGCTTGAGTTGCAGCAGCATTAACAGTAAGTTGTGTACTTGTTGTTATAGCATGAGTTATATCAGCTTTAGCAGGAGAAGCAAGAAGAAAGAAAAGAATAATTAACCTTTTCATTTGAACTGACCTGTAACTGGATCTACCTCTAAACCTGTCAAAGGATCAACTTTTGGTTTTTGAACAACTTCAGCTCCATTAATAGTTAGAGGTGTTTGTACTCTAATTATTTGCTCGGATTGTGCTGTATTGGATTTAGCAATCATAGCTTCCATCTCTTCTTTGCTTACACCTTGTCCTTTGCCTTTGTCTTTAGCAGTAGCAAGCCCGAAAGTGGAAAGAGCTCCAGTAAATACCGAGGCGATAAAAGTTGGATCAAAGTTCTGTTTTTGAAAGCCAGGCAAATCAACATACGCTAATGTCAAGATAAATCCTGACCAAACGACAATACCTAGTCTTACTGCAACACCAATAAGTGCTACCTGTTCATCTTTATCTGGTGTTATCTCTTCAAGTTTTTTAAAAAGTCCTTTATCCTTTTCTTGTTTGTTTTTAGCTTTAGAAGCTGGTGGGGTTTGGTTGTCTGCCATAAAATAAATATAATGCAACTTAAGATTAGCGTTAAATTAACGAAAGTACATGAATGAAATTTGGGCAGCCCTTATTGGGGTAGCAGCAACTACAGTTGTAGTAGCGATTAATAACAACAGTTCAAGGAAAGAACGTGACATTCGTGAACTGTTTCATCGAATAAATGCACTTGAAAAACAAGTAGCGACACTAAAACCAAGAAACTGGAGAATCTAAAGAGGATTACTTGGGAAAACCATTACAGTTGAGACTTTAAAGAGAAGAACTTCCCATTCTTCAGTCTCAGCAGCAACATCCCATGCTTTGTTACAATTCTCTGCCATTACAACAGTTTGGAATCCTCCACAGTTTTTAGGAGACATTCCTAAGAATCCACCTGGGATACGAATAACATAAGCTCTTGGTCTTTTAACGACCAACTTCTTCTCTATTTGGCATCCAGGTTTGGGTTCCTCGGCTTTGCGGAAGCGACCCAAGAGGAATGCCAAGTACTTTCGCATCGAGAGCACCTTCAATTTCGCCTTTGTAAGCAGCGAGTTCAAGATCCCATAGTTCTGATTCACGTTCTTTAATAGCTCTATTCTCATCTATAGCAAGAGATTCGTTCCAATACTCAATAGCACCTGCTAATGCGTCTAATCTGTCATCATGTTGTAAACAATTTTTATCAACAGTTAAGTGTGTCATCTGATGAAACAATTGATAAGCTAAAGCAGTTTCAATAGGATCATCTTCTCTAGGCTTTGCATCTTTTTCGACAACTGATCTATTAATTATTAATCTATGTTGATTTAAGACAGGTTCTATTGCATTAATAATCCTTCTTTCTTTTTGCATGTTACTTCTTACAGGTTCGATAGTACATGGATAAATATTTCTCAAATAAGGTTGAAGTAAACTTTGGAGCATTCCTTGTCCAAACTGGTCTTCAAGAAGAATCAGTTTTACTTTCTGTCGTTTTGCTGCTTGTGCTAGACCTTCTAAAACTGGTTCTGTATAACCTTCTCTAAAAGCACCGACTTCTAATACGAATAAATTTCCATTTAGTTGAGCGACTATTGCATAAGCAGTTTCATCAAGTCCTCGACCTGAAGGGTCAACGAACATTACGCATCCTTGAAACTCAATCCACTCTCCATGAATAAAAGCAGGTCTATGATAATAATCACCACTAAATCCGACTGTCGGTAGGTCATTAATTCTATATTCAGCACCAGAAGACCATACAAGCTTCTCTGGAGCGTTCTGATCTACCTCCATAACAATTAGGTCACTTAGTCTAAGAGGGAATCTCTGGAGGTCAGAGAGGGTAGTATCAAGTTGAAACTGTAAAGTAAACTGTGATCTTCCATAACTAGCTTCTCTTTCAACTAAATCCATCTCTGAGAAGCGATCTGGATCAGTTGGCATATCTTTTCTTTCAACACATCTATCAAAAATTACTGGAGCAAGAGCATCTCCATACTTTTCAGGCTTCTTTGGATACCTTGAAGGCCAAATTCGACATTGATAACTCTTAGATCTCAGTTTGTTATAGATACTTTCTTCAGTTTGAGGCGTACCAAGGAACATAATTTCCCCACCAGGCTT